ATAGTTGGAGAACGTGGGCCAGAACTATTTACTCCTGGATCTTCTGGAATGATTACACCAAATCATCAATTAGGTGGAGGATCTACAAGTGTTGTTGTTAATGTAGATGCTTCTGGTTCTAATGTTGAAGGTGATCAACAACAAGGCCGAGAACTTGGCCGTGTGATTGCTGCTTCGGTACAATCTGAGTTAATACGACAAAAACGCCCTGGAGGTTTACTTGCATAATGGCTACATTTCCCTCTATACAACCTACGTATGGGATGCAGAAAAGATCTGCACCAAACACAAGAACAGTTCGCTTCGCTGATGGTTACGAACATAGATTATTGTTTGGTCTTGCAGAGCATCAAAATCCTAAAATCTTTAATTTAACTTTTGAAGTATCAGAAACAGATGCAGACACTATAGAAACATTTTTAGATGCAAGGGGAGGTACAGAAAGTTTTGATTTTACTCCTCCAGGTGAAGCGACCTCATCAAAATTTGTATGCGGATCATGGAACAAATCAATACCTTACTTAAATAGAGCAAGAGTACAAGTAACCTTTAGAGAAGTATTTGAGCCATGAGTACAACAAAATATGTAAGCGAATTACAAAATGTCAATCCAAGTGCAGTTATTGAATTATTTGAGCTGGAGTTAACTCAGGCAGTTCATGGTAGGGATCAGACATATTATTTTCATGCTGGTTCAAGTCTTAATTTGAACGGTGAAATAAAATGGAATGGTAATAATTATCAAAGATTTCCAGTGCAGGCTGAAGGTTTTGAATATAAAGGTGGTCAACTACCACGGCCTACTTTAACTATCAGTAATGCTACAGGTCTTATAAGTATTGTACTGCTTGAAGTAAATCAATTTAGTGTCGGTAATGATCTTATCGGTGCAAAATTTACTAGAAAAAGAACTTTAGCGAAATTTTTACCCAATGATAATTTTATTGGTGACAATCCATCAGGTGCAGTTGATGAGAATGTTGAAGATGCTCAACAAGTATTCACAATTGCAAGAAAAGCATCAGAAACCAGAGAAATTGTACAGTTTGAATTGGCTGCTGCTCTTGATATGGCGAATGTAAAATGCCCTAATAGAATATGTACTAGAAAGGATTTTCCATCTATTGGGACGTTTGTTGGATGAATTGGAAAGAATCTGCTCTTATTCACGCAAAAGAACAAGATCCTAAAGAGTCCTGTGGTCTTTTGTTAAATATTAAGGGTAAAGAAAGTTACCACCCTTGTCGGAATCTTTCAATGACACAACATCAGTGTTTTATTATTGATCCAGAAGATTATGTAAAGGCAGATAATAGAGGTGAAATAATTGCAGTGATTCATAGTCATCCAATAACTCCACCAAGTCCTAGTCAGGCTGATAAGGTCAGTTGTGAGCAGAGTGGCTTAGTATGGCATATTGTTAACCCTAAAACCGAAGAGTGGGGATATTGTGAGCCTACAGGGTATAAACCACCTTTATTAGGCAGGCAATGGGTATGGGCTGTCACTGATTGTTGGAGTCTTGTAAGAGATTGGTACAAAGAAGAAAAAAATATAGAGTTAGAGGATTATGAGAGACCAATAACTCCTGAAGAATTTTATAGTAATCCAAGATTAGAAACACTTTTACCTGCAAGAGGTTTTAGATTATTAAAATCTCATGAGGCTTTAATCAATGGAGATGTATTGGCAATGAGTATTTTTAATAAACAATTAAATCACGTTGCTGTTTTCTTAAATGGGGAGGTTTTACATCATTTAACCGATAGACTATCTTGTAGAGAGCCTTATTCTGCTTGGCTGCAAAAATGTACAGGAGCAAAGTATCGTTATGTTGACTAAATTAAAACTTTATGGCGATTTAGGAGAGTTTATTGGTCATAAGGAATTTAAAATTAATGCTAACACTCCTGCAAAAGCAGTAAGTTTTTTAATTAATAATTTTCCGCAAGCAGAAACATATATGAACAAAAGATATTATTCAGTAGTGGTAAATAATATTGAGATTGATAAAACTGAATTACATGACTTATCGGGTACACAAGAAATTAAATTTGTACCTGTTATTGCGGGTTCTGGAGGTTTTGGAAAGACTATTCTGGGTGGTGCTTTAATCGCAATAGGCATGGCAAGTGGTGGAATAACTTTTGCAAGTTTTTTTAACCCTGCTGCTGTTCCTTTTGCACCGGGTTTTGCTTCAGCAGGTTTAGCTACTAAAGCAACAATAGTTTTAGGAGGAGCTTTAGCTTTACAGGGTGTAAATCAAATGTTATTTCCTTTACCAGAACCTCCTGATCTTGAAGGTGATCCAAGAGTTTCGTTTAGTTTTAGTGGGTTGCAAAATACTTCACGTGCTGGAACTCCCGTCCCAATTTGTTATGGTGAAATCCTAACTGGCTCAGTGGTAATCAGTGGAGACATTACAACTGACGAGGTGGAAGTATGACTGAAAATATTATTAGAGGTTCTATTTTTGGACTTTTTGGTGGTGGTGGGCCGAAAAAACCAAAGATAACACCTGATAATTTAAATTCCAGACAGCAAATAAGAGTTTTAGATCTTTTATCAGAAGGCGAAATAGAAGGTTTCGCAAGCCCATCTAAAGAGGGTCTTACACAAGGAACTACTGCTTATAATAATGCCTGTTTAAAAGATATTTTTCTGAGTAATACTCCAGTTTTAGAATCAACTGCTGATTCTGCTGACCCTAGTGACAGTGATTTTAATTTTGCTGATGTAGGCTTTGATGTAAGATTTGGTACTTCTAATCAAACAAAAGTTAAAGGTGTGAGGGCAACAGGTAGTCCAATAAGTGTCGGTGTAGATGTTACAAAATCTCTAGCAAATGGTGTTACAAGACAGATCACAGACAGCACAGTTGACCAGGTGAGAGTAATACTAGATTTCCCACAGTTACAAAAATTCAACACTAAAGGAGATCAGTTAGGTTCAAAAGTAGAGTTAAAAATTAAAGTTCAATATAATAATGGAGGTTTCACAACAGTAAAAACAGATACTGTAAAAGGTAGAACTACAGACTTGTATCAAAGAAGTTATTTAATTAATTTAGATGGTGATTTTCCTGTCGATATAAGAGTTACAAGAGAAACTGCTGATAGTACAAGTACAAATACTATAAACACATTCAGTTGGAACTCATATATTGAATTGAAAGATGATAATCTTACTTATCTTGATAGTGCATATACTTCATTAAAACTAGATTCAAAACAATTTAGTTCAGTTCCACAGAGGGCTTTTCGTATAAGGGGTATAAAAGTAAGGATTCCTTCCTCGCAAGGTGCAAGTAGTATTTCTGGCAGTTACAATCAATCAGGATTTAGGGTCACTGTAGATAGCACAAGTCATGGTTTTGTTGCTGGAGATTCTTTTGTTTTTACACCAAATGCAGGGGCAACACCTACTGGAACATATACGGTAATAGCTAACACAGTAACTGCCGATCAATTTCAATTTGATGTTAGTGTTTCTCAGACTGTTGCTGGAAGTCCAACTTGCACTTTAGCTGCTTTTTGCAGCGTTGATAATACAACAGGTCGTATTAATTACCCAAGTAATTATGTATTTGATGGCACTATGGGTGCTGCCGTTTGGACAACTTGCCCTGCGATGATATTACTAGATTTGATGACAAATAAAAGATATGGATTTGGAACGCATATCGCACCAGATCAATCTACAGACGCAAAACTATATGAAAACATTGATTTGTTTTCTTTTTTTAATGCAAGTAAATTTGCTAATGAATTAGTTGATGATGGAAGAGGTGGAGAGGAGGCTAGATTTAGTTGTAATGTGAGTATTCAAAGTTCTAGTGAGGCATTTAAATTAATTAATGAATTAGCTGGTGTCATGAGGTGTATGCCTATTTGGTCTGCTGGTTCTATAAGTCTTACCCAAGACAAACCTAAAGACCCTAGCTATTTATTTAATTTATCTAATGTAACAGAAGAAGGTTTTAGCTATTCAGGTAGTGATTTAAAAACAAGAAGCACAATTATTAATGTTTCATATTTGAATATGGAAACAAGAGAAATTGATTATGAAACTGTTGGAGATGATGTTACAGGTGATAATCCTAATCAGGATGATATAGATAGACAGGCTAAGTATGGAATTGTTGTTAAAAATATAAAAGCATTTGCCTGTACAAGTCCAAGTCAAGCCAGAAGATTGGCAAGATCAGTCTTATTCAGTCAAGAAAAAGAATCTGAAGTTGTATCCTTTTCAACATCAATAGATAGTGGTGTTATAGTACGACCTGGTTCTGTTATTGAAATTGTTGATCCTGTACGATCAGGTTTAAGAAGAGGAGGAAAAGTAAAATCTGCGACTACTTCAGAAATTACTATTGATGATATAACTTCTGTAAATTTACAGACAAGTACATTAGGATCAAATCCAAAATTATCTGTTATCTTACCTGATGGAACAATGGAAACTAAAGCAGTTTCTACTCTGGAAGGAGCAGTTTTTACAGTTTCTGGTACATATTCACAAACACCAAATGCCAACACAGTTTGGCTATTTCAAAATGATGAAGAGCAATCACAATTATTTAGAGTTATAAGTGTCAGCGAAAGTGATGGCGCAGTTTATAGCATTACGGCTTTATCTTATGTAAGCAATAAATATAATGCTATTGAAGCGAATGAAACTATAGAAGAAAGGTCTATAACTATTCTTAATAATCCTGTTGATCCTCCAACAAATTTAAAAGCTGTTGAAAAAATTGTTGCAATAAACAATAAAGCAGTTTCAAAAATTATTATTACTTGGGAAGCAGTAAGCGGTGTTAATGAATATCAAGTCAATTACAGATTAGATGATAATAATTTTACAAGTGTAAGGGTTTTAAGTAATGATTTTGAAATATTTAATTCTTCTGCTGGTACTTATGAAATTGAAGTTTTTGCATACAATACTTTAGGAGATATAAGTTCTACTGCAAGCACTTTAGAAATTACTACTCAAGGTAAAACAGCACCACCTTCAGACATTACTGGATTATCTTTAGAGCCTATAAATGATAAAGATGTAAGGCTTAGATGGGATTTGCATCCTGATGTAGATGTGATCCACGGAGGACAAATATATGTTAGGCATAATACGATTGTTGATGGAACAGCCACATTCCAGAACTCTACAAATCTTGTTCCTGCACTTGCTGGTAGTTCAACTCTTGCGGTAGTTCCAGCGATTGAGGGTGAGTATATTTTAAAAGCAAGGGATGACAGTGGTAATTTTAGTACAGGCGAAACAAGTGTTATTTTAGATATTCCAGAAGAAATAGAACCTTTAGCAGTATTAACAAGAAGAGAAGATTTAGATAACCCAATATTTCAAGGGTCAAGAAGTGAAACTGTTGAAGTAAGAACAGATACAGCAAGTATAGATTTAACATCAACTGGTTTATTTGATGATATTACAGACTTTGATGCTCTTGCATCTTTAGATGATTTTGGTGCGATTTCATCAGAAGGCACTTATGATTTTGGTGGTACAGCAGGTGGAACTGCTTTAGATTTAGGTGCAGTTTATAATCTTGAATTAAAAAGACATATTTTTGCAGAGGGTTTTATTCCAAATAATCTGTTTGATTTTATTACAGACGTTGATGTAATGACAGATTTTGACGGGGTACAGGCTTTTGATTCTTCTGCTGATTTATTGGTAAAAACTTCTGCAAATGCTTCAACATATTCTCCTACTGGTACTTATACACAATTAGGAGGAACTGAAGTTACTATTGATATTTCAAATCACAATTTTAAAGTTGGTAATTTTGTTAGCTGTGATTTTACAACTGGAACTGCTACAGATGGTGAATTTGAAATTACATCTATTGTTAATGCAAATCAATTTAAAGTAAAAGTGACAAATGCTGTATCAACAAGTGGTAATGTTACTTGTGGAGCAGATTATACACCATTCCAAAGTTTTGCAAATGGAAGATTTAAAGGGCAGTCTTTTAAATTTAGAGCAAAGTTGACCAGTAATAACGTAAACCAGGATATAAAAGTTACTCAACTAGGCTATACAGCCAGCTTCCCAAGAAGAACAGAACAAAGTACATCAAATATTGCATCTGGTGCAGGTGCTAAGGCTATTACTTTTGATAATGAGTTTTTCACTGGAACTTCAGCTTTGGGCGGTGTTAATAGTTCTTTACCATCTATTGGAATTACTGCACAGAATTTAGCAAGTGGCGATTTTTTTGAAATTACTAATATAACAGGAGCAGGGTTTACTGTTACCTTTAAAAATAGCTCTGGTAGTGCAGTTGATAGAAATTTTGGGTTTACTGCTGTTGGATTTGGCAAAAAAGGGTAGAATAAACCTATTATTACTTAACTAAGATGGCTAGAGTAGATGCAGTCGGTGGTTCAGGCTATGTAATTGATAATGGTACTGGCTTGAATGTAAGAACAAAGCTTAACCAAATAGCTGCTGCTATAAATTCATTAAATAGTGGTACAGGTGATCCATCTATAAATACAGCTTTTCAACCACATATAAATACAAGTACAAGTGAATTAAAGATAAGAAATGCAGCAAATGACGGATATATAACATTAGGAAAAGTAAATGAAGCTAATTTTGGTTTATTACCTTTAACAGGCGGTACATTAACTGGAACGTTAACTCATAGCTATACAGGTGCAATGCGCTTGCCTGTAGGAACTACAGCCCAAAGACCAGGTAGTCCTGCTGCTGGTGATTTTAGATATAACAGCACTACAAGTAAAGTTGAATTTCATAATGGCTCAAGTTTTATAAATACTGGTATGGATGATTTTACGCAAACAGGGACAGGAGCTAGTGCAAGAACATTTCAAAGCAAAGGAGAGGACATACTTTCTGTTAAAGATTTTGGTGCTACAGGTGATGGAAGCACAAATGATTCAACAGCAATACAGGCTGCTATAAACGCTGCGAGAGGATCTAGTAAAGTTTATATTCCTAAAGGTACTTATAGAGTTAATAAAACAATCGAGATTCCTAGCAATAGCCATCTTGTCGGTGATGGCAAATCTACTGTTATAAAAATGTTAGACGGTGTAGGCCGTGATACTACATTGATGAGAACTGGCAAAAGAGCCGTCACCATTACAGGAACATATGCACAGTCAGGAACTACTGTTACTGTCACGATTACTGGAAATCATACAGTTACAAATGCGGATGGTACAAATAGAACAAATTATTCTGTTTTAGCACCTGCTGTTCAAAGATTAGTAACGGCAGATTTTACAACAGGTAGTAGTACAGATGGTACTTATGAAATAACTGCTGTAGATTCTAGTGCTGGAACTTTTACTTTCACTGTTGCCAACTCAGTAACAACCAGTGGTAATGTTTCTGTCACTATTGGAGGAAAAATTCAATACGTGACGATTGAAGATATGACATTAGATTTTAACAGCCAAAGACATTCTGTATCAGGTGGTGAAAGATTAGAAGATACAATTACTGATGTAGCTTTCACAGATGGTGATGCAAAACAAGACAATCAAGCGGACACTCTTTGTATTTGTTTTACAGAATATGCACTTATAAAAAATGTAAGATGCCTAGATGCGTATAAGCATTGTCTTGATGTAACTGCACCAAAATTCAAAAGAGGTAGTAATGGCGCAACTTATGATGCAGATCCTTCTAAGTTTATAACCATAGAAAATTGTTTTTTTAAAGGTGCTGGTGATGACAATTTAACAACACATTTTTCCTCTGATATTTTAATTACTGGCTGTCGATCAGAAAGACCAGCAGGGCATCTTGTACCTCAGAACTCAAACTGCTTTGAAGTTGATGATGGCAGTAGAAACGTAACTCTTACAAATAACACTGCAATAAAAGGTATTAAAGGCTTGCAAATTAAAGGTCATAATTATGCTCCAGCACCTTATAACGTAGTTGTCGATGGATTAAGGGCTGTTAACTGCAATATGGGATTAGATATACGTCACAGTGGTTTTCACGGAAATGACAGTACAGGTTTTACAGGTGATGGATCTACCGCTGCTTTTACATTACCTTCAGGATTTGGAGATACTCCAAGAGTTTATGTAGGAGGTACTTTAAAAACTATAACTACACATTACACAATATCTGGAACGACATTAACTTTTACTTCAGGTAATATCCCACCCGCACCAACTATTTCTGGTGAAAAGAATATAGTTGTTTACAAAACATCAACAGCAAATGAAGATGAAGATGACCAGATTACAGATGACGATGGCAATGTTATAAGATTTACTGGTTCAAGTCCAACAGCACGTAATGTTTCTGTTTCAAACGTAACCATAATTGCTCCATTGGAGATAAAAAATACAAAAACTGGTGAAAGTGAAACAACTCATACTCCTGATTATTGTATTAGATGTGTAAGTTATGAAAATGTGCAATTTACAAATATAGTATGTTCTGATGGAAGTTTAGATTTAGCTGATGATTTTGAAGATTATGTAGCTACTACTTTTGATGGTAGTGGTGTAAAAAATGGCGGTGGAGTTAGCTCAGACAGTGTATTTAGATTATTTTTTGGTGCATCTAATGTACTAATACAAAATTTATCAATTTTTGGCTTTTCAGATTTACAAAGAGGTTTTTATGTGACCACCAGTTATTCAAATAATTTTGTTCTAGATGGGTTTAACTGTGTAGGTGGTCCAAAATTTCCTATCAGATGTCAAGGAACTTCAGCAACTTACCAAGGATTTATTGATAAATTTTTAATAAAGGGAAGTTCTGGAACACCAACCACTTTAAATCAAAGTGATTTGGGTACAACTGGTAGCCCAAGAAACCTGGAACAGAAAGCTGCTGGAATTAGAATCACGGCAAGCAATGTTTCTGTTGGACAGGGCAGTGTAAATAGGGTTAAAGATGGAAGTGGTAATACAACATCGGGTTATGATGTTGCCGTTAAAGGTGGTTTAGGATCAACAGATGATGCCCAACCAGCACCTTTTACATTATCTAGGGCTACACGTTCTACAAGTGGAACTGAAACCGTACCAATATCTGTTATAAGACTTGACCAACAAGAAGGTGATGATCAAAATTTAGGAAAAGGAGAAGGCTTAAAAATATCATGGCGAAAACAAGAGGTGGGAGATGACGACCCAGAGGAAATTTGTTTCCTTGGCTCTTTTAAAGAAGAAACTAGTGATACTGATGATGATTATTCTTTAGTAGTAGGAACAACCACAACTGCTGGTACTGTAAGTAAAAAATTTGAATTTACATCTGGTGGTAACTTTATTCCTTCTGATAATGATTCACAGGACTTAGGTTCATCAAGTAATAAATGGGATGATGTATTTGCTACAAACAGTACTATTCAGACATCAGATGAAAGACAGAAACAAGATTTTGAAACTATAACTGAAGCAGAAAAAAGAGTGGCAACAGTTTTAAAAGGTAAATTAAAAAAATATAGATTCAAAGATGCTGTTACTTCTAAAGGTGAAAATGCAAGAATACATTTTGGAATAGTTGCACAAGAAATTAAGACAGCTTTTGAGGCAGAGAGTTTAGATCCAGCTACTTATGGTATGTTCTGTTATGACGAGATGTTTACAACAGATGAAGAAGGTAATAAAACAAAAGTTAGCGACAGCTATGGTGTTAGATATAGTGAGCTTTTTGCTTTTATCTTAGCTTCAACTTAAAATACAACTAAACAGGAAACGTAATGGCAACACATGACTATATAATCTCAAATGGAACGGGGAGTGTCATTAGAGCAGACATTAATAATGCCTTATCTGCAATAGTAACTAATAACTCAAGTGATAGTGAACCAGCAACAAAATATGCGTATATGTGGTGGGCAGATACCTCTGCTGGACTACTTAAGATAAGAAATTCTGCCAATGATGACTGGATCACGCTTTTTCAGTTAGATGGTACGTTAACACTGGAAGATGGCTCAAACTCCGCACCAGCTATTAGTTTTAGAGATGATACAAACACAGGTATATTTTCAAGTGCTGCTGATAATTTAGATATTACTACTGGTGGTACTACTAGAGTTAATGTAAGTTCTACTGGTATAAATGTTACTGGAACGGTAATTGATGATGGAGCGACCCATGATGGTGATGTAACTTTTACAGGAGCAAGTGCCAATATTATATTTGATAAATCTGATAATGCCCTAGAGTTTGCTGATACTTCATTAGCAAGGTTTGGTAATTCAAATGATTTAGCAATATATCATTCGGGTAGTCAAAGTTTTATTCAAGATGCTGGAACTGGAGGATTATTTATTCTTGGAAGCCGAGTTGAAATTGGTAATTCTGGTGGTAGTGAATCAGGTCTTGTCTTTACACAAAATGGATCAGTAGACTTATATCATAATAATGTAAAGGTATTTGAGACAACTGCAACTGGAATAAAAGTTACTGGTACTACATCTACTGGTTCAGTATTTTTAGGTGATTTTAGTGTTAAAGGCACAGATGATTCCAACTTCGTTTCTTTTAAACCATCAGAAAATTTAGCTAGATGGCATGACAATGATAAAGCTGTTTTTGGAAGTTCTAATGATTTACAAATTTATCATGATGGCGCGAATACTTATATTGAAAACAGTACAGGCTCATGGGTAAATAGAAATACTGGAGGTGCTTATACGATTGATATTGCTGGTGATTTTCATATTAGAAATCAGAATAACTCTGAAACTAGATTACGTGCTAATAATAACGGATCAGTAGATTTATATTACGACAGCAGTAAAAAGCTAGAGACAACTTCAGAAGGGATAAAAGTAACGACTGATGTTCAAATTGAAGGTGGTTCTGGAGATACAGAACTTAAACTTAAAAGAACTAATACTGCTGGAAGTAATGGTAACTCATTTGGTAGTATCAAGTTTTTAGATGAAAACAATAATGATATTAGTCGGATATCTACTATAAGATCAACAGCAGCTGATGACGGAGATATTAGATTTGAAGCAAGACCTACAGGAGGATCATTAACAGAGTATTTAAGAATTAAAAGTACTGGAAACGTACAAATTCCAAATGATAATAAGAAGCTACAAATAGGTGCTGGTCAAGATTTAGAGCTATCGCATGATGGCTCAAACACCGTAATAAAAGATGTTAATGATAATCCAATATTTATACAAACTGATGGAGCTATAAAACTTACAAAAGATGGTAACACTGAAACTTATGCAGTTTTCAACCCAGACTCATCAGTAGACCTCTACTACGATGGGAGTAAAAAGTTTGAAACTACAAGTACTGGTGTTGCTGTAACAGGTGGTTTAAGTGCTACAAGTCATATAACTTTGCCAGATGATGTAAGACTTAAAGTTGGAACAGGAGAAGATCTTCATATATATCACAACCAAAGCAACTCCGTTATTAGAGAAGAAGGTACAGGTAATTTAAATATTCAAACTACTGGTGGTAATGTAGAAGTTCTTACTAATACAACTGAAACATCTGCAAAATTTATATCTAACGGAGCAGTAGAACTCTACTATGACAACAGCAAAAAGTTTGAGACAACCTCAACGGGCGCTACAACTACAGGAACATTAAATGTAGTTAATACTGGTTCTTCTACAAGTTTAAGAATAGAAAACGGTAACGCAGATTTCTTAATACAAGCAGGTGATGCTGGTAGTGATGGTCTGCATTTCTACGATATGGATAATACTGCATATCGGGTGACTATTGCTAATGATGGTAATGTCGGTATTGGAACTACTTCGCCAGCTAAAAAACTAGATGTTAGTGGAGAGATCCGTGCAACTGGTATTTTATTTGGATCTGATACTGCTGCTGCTAACCAATTAGATGATTATGAGGAAGGTGTATTCACGCCTTCACTAGAGTTTGGCGGTGCTACAACTGGTATTACTTACAGCAGTATGCGTGCTGGATCGTACACAAAAATTGGTAGACAGGTAACAGTAAACTTTGGTTTTACATTAACAAGTAAAGGATCTGCCTCAGGTGATGCAACTCTAGCTGGTTTACCTTTCGCTGTAGAAGATATTATAAGTGGAACAAGTGTAGAAGCAAGTGGTGTCTCTTCTTTTTGGAATGATGTAGCTACTGATTCCGCTAATATTGTTTTTGCTGCAACAAACAGTTCAAGTGAATTACAGATTAGACATACTATAGGAGCAGAAGATGATACAGACGACATGACAGAGGGTGATTTTGAAAATAACACTGCTCTTCGTGGTTCTATAACTTACTTCACCGCAACTTAGACCGAGCTACGTCTATAAACTAAGCCTTAACCTGTTTTAATCGGAGATTAATCCTAATGGCACTAACTGAATCTATTGAATACGACAAGATAGAGGTCGTAGGAGAATATAAAAACATACAAGTCAGAAAAGCTACAGTCATCAAAAGAGATGGAGTAGAGATACCTGGTTCTAGATCTTACGAAAGATATACTTTATCTTGTGGATCGTTAGACGCTTCAGATAATTTTGTAGATAATCCATTAGATAAAGAACCTGATGGAGTTACTGCAATACCTGATGATGTAAAGAGCATTTGTGGCGTTGTATGGACTGATGCTGTAAAATCAGCATATAAAGCTAAACTAATAGCAGATAAATCAAGCTAATGGCAATTACTAAAACTTGGGAAATTAACACCTGTAAAAGAGACATTGCAGATGGTTTTATTAAAGAAATTATTTTTCGTCTAAAAGCAATGGATGGTGAAAC